TTTAAGGTTGTAGCACTTGTTATATCATATTGCTTAATGATATTGGTACTGTCATCCCTAACAGTCATAGTAAACGAATCAGAATATTCTCTTGGAATTACTGATATTGTTTGTGCCGTAGTTAATGTATTAAGTATAATCATTACTTATATAACGTAAGAATTTTAATAATTTGTAAAAGTAAATTTACAAAAAAAAAAGCACCCAATAAAGGATGCTTAATTTTTAAATATAAAAACACTTTATAACCTATGCAGTTGGGTCAATTTGTAGTGCTGATGGAGTTGGTGTTGAATCTAGGAATAAAGGTGCAGTTTCTTCCATTCCCTCGAACGTCAAAGTAAAACCACTTAAATCCCCTGCTGCTGCTCCTGTAACAACTGTCCCGCCTGTCAATTCCATACCATTTTCAAGTCCACAAAGGAAACTGTTTCCATAGTAATCAACTACAACCGCATACGGTCTTGAAACTGCTAACAATTCTAATTCAGATTGCGTTTTAGCATCTAAAAATGTTAATGTTAAATTTAATGTTTGCGTATAAAATGTTGTTCCGTTCTCCCTGCTAGATGTTACACTAGTTTCTAAAGATGAACTTCCTTTTACATCATATTCAAACCAAACAGGTGCAGGAGACCCATTCGTAATTGTTGCTTCTTTTGTGCCGCTATCAATAGCGACCGATGCTATTGTACCAAAGTTGGCAAATAACACTTTTTTAATACCGCCAAAAGCGGATTTACAGGGAACTTTTCGTCCTGTCGTTAAAATACAAGCCATAATTTTTATTTTGTTTTATAAAAAAAAGGGATAGGCAGAACCCACCCCTTTTATATTGATTAATTATTAATTTTAAGCGTACTCAACAATATCAGAAGAAATTCCAAACTGAACAGTAGATGTAAACCTCATTACCATTCTTACATTGTTTGAAGCATCCAAATCTGCCATATCTAGGACCTTAACAACATTTGTGTCATTTAGTAATCCTGTTCCAAAATATAGGTTGCTACGTTGTGCTGAATACATTTTATTTACTCCCATTCCTGGACAAACAAATACTTTAACACCATTAATAGTTAAACTTCCGTTATTCCACCATTGAGTTCCTTGTGCGTTTGTTCCATTCGCTCCTAATCCGTTAGCTGCAAATCCACCTAATGCCTGAACGTAAAATTTAGCTGCTGCTGAACCTACATAAACAAATAAATCTTCTTTACCATATAACGATGCAGGAATAGCATCTACTACTTTAGACATTTCTGCGATAATGTTAGCTGCATTTAGTCCACCTGCGATTGCTGCTACTTGCTGACCTGCTGGAATATCTCCTGCTGCTGCTGATGCTGCAATTAACTTCTCAAAACCATCAAATGAATTGTTTGTTCCTGCCGTAGTATCTCCTTGCCATATACAAAATTCAGTATTCTGTGCAACTTCTGATGCAACGTGTGCAATCATAAAGTCAGAAAACTTAGGAGGTAAAACTTGACCTAAACCAAATCCCATAGACTGAGCCTCCCAGTCGTTTACGAAGTCATATTTACACAATTGTAGATTTACCTGCAACTCGACAGGTTGAATAATTCTTTCTGTTAATGTAACAGAACTGTTAGGTGCAAAATCACATCCTGCAGCAGTTACTAAAGCACCTGTTGCCAATTTCTTAATTACTTCTTTGAAAGCGATGTTTGCCTTTACTGTTAATCCGCCATCGTCAATAGTTGATGCAGATAATAATGCTGCGGCAATATACTCTCCTGCAAATTCCCCGGCATAAGTTGTGGTAATGTTTGTAGCAGTCGCTAATTGTACTTGATTTAATTTACTCATTTTATTTGTTTTTTTATTTGTTTAACCTACTTAATACTCTTTCTAGTGCAGTTGCACCCATTTTATTTTTCTTAAACTCAACCTTTTGCTTTTGGTCTGATACTGTTTCAGGATTGTGCTTTATTGGTTTTGCTGATGCTTCTGAAAACTCTTCTTTTACAGTTCTTGACTTTAAAACATTTGTTTCATTTGCCATTTCCTGCTCTTCAACATCTTCCATTTTAGATTCCTTATCGCCTTTTAAATCAGCAATAGCATCTTCTAAATTTTGGATTCGTTTTTCCATTCCTTTCCAATCTGCAACATCTGCTTCGCCATCTTCTGCCATTTCCTTGTCCTCTTCTTTTTCCTCTTCTAGGTCAGAAGTAATCTCTTCACTTTCTTCTGCAGGTACATCGTCTGAAACGTCTTTTACGTCCGATATTAGCCCCTCTTCTGTAACGATTAATAGTTTACCATCTTCAAGAATATATTCTCCAACAGGCATAGCCACCTTTTCGTCATCGGTAACAATAAATACCTCCTTATCTTTTTCAAAAGAATCGGCAGTAATAACTGTACCATTTTCTAACTTCATTTCTTCAAGTTTTACCTCAATGTTTAGAAGTGTTTTAATTTGGTTTATCATTTCATTTGATTTCATAATTATATAACGATTTTAATTTAAATATTTGCGTTTTTAGTCTGTTCTAGTTATTACACCAATGCCTTGCGCCCTCATAGAGCCATCGCAACAAGACCTAGAATAAGTATTCGTGTCCCAACATAGACAGGCTCTCCCACTATTTGTAGGACTTGTTCTGCTTGGTATAAATTCTGAATTATTTTTTTTATTTGTTGCCATTTAAAATGCTTTTTATTTTATTTAAAGTAACATCGTCTAAAGACATATCTTCTTTTACATTTTCTTTTGGTGCTTCCATTTTATCTGCAAAATACCCCTCGATACTAAACCCTTTCACCTTATTTGTCTTAACATATTCCTGCCAAACGTCTTCGTTATCTACTTTTACAGACCCCATCCAAGTTCCAACAGGTACGTTCAAACCATATTTTCTAGACTTGTCGTGAACCTCATCCTCAACCAACCAAGATTCTACAAGTGTTAAACCACTTAATGTTTTATCGTGTTCTAAAGTTGAGTTTCTTTGATAACCATTTTTCAAATACATTTGAGATGCCTTAGAAATTGTATCTTTAGAGAAAAATATATAATATTCGCCCTCTTCGCTGCTCCTGTAAATAGGTTTATTTGGTATTAACAAAGCACCCATTAAAATTTTCTTTTCCTTGCTTATTTCAGCTAGTTTTATTTCCTGATTATTTAAAGCAACAAAATCAGATTCTATTGCAGGTGATTCTACGATTGAAATTGCTTCAACTCCTGAATCTTCCATTTCTTCGTCAAGTATTAATTCTACTATTCTCATATCTATATAACGTATTAAATTTTAAAATTTGCATTTAGCCTATTGTCGCACCTGTAACAATATTCCTTTCTAATTGTTGGCTAGTAGTTACATCTCCTGAAACTACAAAAGCCTGAACAGGTTGTTGTGATTGTCCACCTATTGCATCTGCTAATTGATTCGTGTTACTTGCCCCTACAACATTAAAGGCAGGTGGTGTTGGAGGTATTTGTGGCGCAGAAATAGCAGCAGGTGCACCTCCACCCGAAGCACCCGAAGATGCAGCAACAGATTTCGCACTTCCAACAGCAGACAAAACAGATGAAACAATACCGACAGCCGCTCCTGCATACCCGATTAAAGCAGGTATCGCTGCGGGAAATCCTAAAGCCAAAGTTTTAGAGAATCCCGTAGCAACACTTGCACCACTTGAAGCCGCATCTAAGTTCGCACTTACAACGGTTTTTGTAGCTTTACTTTTAATGAATCCTAAATCTATTAATAATTCCTGAGCAAGTAATAGCTGTTTAGCAATAATACCTGCTTTACCTAAAGCACTTTCTGCTCCTGCTAATCCAATAATGGTATCTAGTGTTTTCTGTTTAGAAGCTAATCTTGCCGCATCAATCTCTTTTTCCCTTTCTAATTCTGTTTGCCTAGACTGCTCTGTGAAATCGTTTAATACTATCTGTGCATCTATTTTTGCTTGAGTACCTGCATTAGCATTATCAACAATGGCTTGAAGTCTAATAGTCTCCTGTTCTTTCTCTAATTCATCTATTGTTTTTAAGGCTTCTAATCTTGCGACCTCATCGGTTATCTGTTCAGCGTTAAATCGTTTTCTTTCAATACTTAAATTAGATTCACTTTCAGCCTTTGAATTAGTTAATTCTATTTGTTCTTTATCTAGTGCTAAATCATTTGCTTTTTGCTCAGACATTAAGCCTGTTATCTGTGCCTTAACACCTAGCTTATTATTCTCTGCATCTATTAATTTAATCCTATTTTCTTGAGTATCTTGTGCCGCCAACTGAGCCTTTGCATCCGCTATCTGTGCATCTGCTGCCTTCAACATTGCTTTTTCCTGTTTCTCTAAAGTGGCAAGAAGTTCTTCATTCGCTTTTTTACGGTCTGATATACTGTTTCTTTCTTCATCTCTAATCTGTCTTTGCTTTTCAGCTAACCTATCATACTTTTCAACTAACCCTGCCTGAACCGCTGCCGCTACCTCTGCATTGTTTTTTAAAACTGTCATTGCTTCCGCAGTTTCTAATAACTTCTTAGGGTCTATTTTAGATAATTCTGTAACTACTGCGCTGACTCCCGCACCAACTTCGCTTACTGCCTCCGATATATTATTAGCGATATCTTTTCCCGCTTGGACTGCTCCCGCTGCTACTTCTAAAATATCTAATTTAGTTTGCGCTAAATCTGCCTTTGCTTTCTTGACGCTTTCGTCATC